AAAGTCAAACCACCTAAACCTAAAAAGAAATTTGGATTATTTTAAATGAGTTCACTAACACTACAATGGGAAGCCGAAGAAAAGGCTAAGAAAGAAAAAGCTGCTAAGAAAAGAAAGAAAGCAGCTGCAAAAAAAACAACTGAAACCACCGAATCATGATTACATTAGTAAAACCAATCCTATTTGCCTTTATTAAAACTACAGCAGTTAAAGAACTGATAGTCAAATTACTAGAGGCATACGCAAAATCTACAGATAACACTGTTGATGACAAGCTAGTTGAGCTAGTTAAGAAGAACCTATTAGGAGAATAATGGACGAGCTAAAGAAACTACCTAGAAAAGCAACAGAAGAAACCTTTAATGAGCTACACTATCTTGTTACAGAGGATTTTCTACATAGAATAAAGAGTGGAGAAGCGACTACACAAGATTTGAAAGCAGCATGTGACTGGTTAAAAACCAACGACATAACAGGTGTTGCCTACGAAGGTAGTCCTTTAGACAAACTCAATAAACTTCTACCTACCGTTGACCCTTCACTCGTTAAGAGGAAAGTATATGGCAAAAACTTCTGAATACTACAAGAAGAATCCGAAAGCTAGGAAGAAACGTCTTACCCAGCAGAAGAAATACAACAAAACTAAGAAAGGTCTGGAGATTAGAGTTAATGCAAACAAACTTAATAGAAAACTTGGTACATATGGCAACCGTGACGGAATGGATGCCGCCCATTATAAGGGCAGTAAAACCAAGGGCAGAAAACAAAAGCCATCTATCAACCGACGTAGCAGACTCAAAATCAACAAATGACCCCATTACTACCAAACCCTGATCACTATTTACACAATTTAATAACCATGACAAGTTCAGATTCTAAACGGCTCTGGAGAAGAGCCATCAAAGAGCACTTNAANTGTACATGTGTTTATTGCGGAGAAACTTATGATTTACAAAAACTCACCATTGACCACGTACGTCCAAAATGTAGGGGCGGAGAAGATGTGGCAACAAATGTTGTACCGTCGTGTAGGAGATGCAATCAGGAAAAAGGTAGTAAAAACTGGAGGGACTGGATGAGGTCGACATTCGGCGTAACTGAACGAGAACAAACTATTTTATCACATATAAGATGACATTTACACCGGGGTCTCCATTAAATGATGGAGATGAATCTACTGGCGAAGAAGGTCTAAAAGAAATTATCGAGGAAAGAGATAAAAGACTAAAAGATTTATACGATGAAGTAACGTACAGAGATAAAGAATTTCAAAAAATACAAGAAAAACGTACAGATACGTTTGAAGCTCAAAAAAAGTTACAAGAAGATGATGTATCTGCTCAAGAAGAGTTTGACCGAGCTAACAGAGGTTTTAAAATATTATATGAAATGGGTAAAACAGCTGACAAGTATGTTGGAACTAAAGGAAGTTTAGGAGAATTATTCGATTGGATTAAAGGTAAGTCAGAAGGTAAAGATCTTCCATTTCCCACACAGTTGTTACTAAAAGAACAGAAAGATTTACCTAAAGATAAAACTAAAGGTTTACTTAAAGAACAAAAAGACTTACCAGCAGAAACTACAGTTCCTTTAGATGTTATTGAGGGTTTTCCGTCAATTCAAACAATATACAAAACTAGCGGATTAAATCCAGAGCAAAAAGGTTTATTAAAAAGTATATTTAGTAGAATAACTGGTAAGACCGAAAAAGAGTACATTACAGATCCCACCAGTGCAAACTTTGGTGCATTAATAGAGGATGTTGAAGAAGCTGAAGGTTACTACGGTAAACCTCCTAGAGCATTTTTTAACAAGCGTAAGGTAGATAAAAGAGGTAGAATGTATGATTTAGCTACTGGTACATTTAATGTAGACGAATTAGCAAGACGTTACCCCGGTAAAAAAAACCAAGGTTTTAGACGTGAGGTACAAGCTTTAGCTGTAGATGAAAGATTTACTCTTACTACATTTGTAAATAATAGAAATGAAATTATAGAAGACTGGTTTGATGGTTTAGAAGCTGCAAAAGATCTATACGACGATCCAGACAATAAAAATCTAAAATTTAGTAGAGATATCGAAGCTCATCACATACAGTCTATACGACATATGGGTGCTTTAATGAGTGATATGACAAGAGCTGAACGTGCACGTTTTAATAAAATACTATTTAAAAATGCTATGGCTGTAGGTCACAACCCTGCAAACATAATATTATTATCGTCTAGTAGATATAATGATATTCATGGAAGATTACATGAAAAACTAGATGAAAAAATAGGTAGGTATGCAGAAAAAATAATTGATCCACAAAGAAAGTATAACTTTTCTGAAAAAGTAGAGATAGCTAAACGTATGGGTCAGATTATTAACAGATATACTTTTGAAGCATACGAAGAAATGGCAGATTACTTAGATGAGTTAATGACACAAGCTGATCCAGCTGCGGAAATGGCTGCTAAAATAGATATAGCAGAATTAGAAGCTAGACTTGATTTTCAGCTTGACGATCTCAGCAAAAAAATTAACAAACAAGGTTATGCTAGTTTAGCAAGACGAATAAAGACAATTCCCGGATCAGTCAGCGGTGGTCCTCCTTTACCATATGAAGCAGAAGACCAAAATCCAACTGAAGGTCTATTTGATAGATTAACAAGAGGAAAAGGTAAAAAAACTATAGAGAGACAAGAGCGATATGAAAAATTATATGGCAAACAAGGAAAGTTATTCTAAATGATTACCGAAAAAAATTCCCTAGCCCTATTACAGCAAGACTTTAAGTTATTCTTACAGGCATTATGGCACGAATTACATCTTCCGCCACCTACGAGGGCACAATATGCGATTGCTGATTACTTGCAGACTGGTCCCAAGCGACTACAAATACAGGCGTTTCGGGGCGTTGGTAAGAGCTGGATTACTGGTGCTTTTGTTTTATGGACTTTATTTAATGACCCCGAAAGAAAGATAATGATAATCTCAGCATCGAAGGAACGTGCAGACAACATGTCTATCTTCCTTCAGAAGCTGATTATTGAGACACCATGGTTGAGCTTTTTACAGCCTAAATCTGACGATTCTAGATGGAGTCGTATCAGTTTTGATGTAAACTGCTCTCCACACCAAGCACCCTCTGTTAAATCAGTGGGTATTACCGGACAGCTAACTGGATCTAGAGCAGACCTAATGATTCTAGACGACGTAGAAGTACCGGGTAACAGTATGACGGAGTTTATGCGTGAAAAATTACTTCAACTCTGTACTGAAGCAGAATCCATCCTCACGCCGAAAAGTGATAGCCGTATTATGTATCTCGGGACTCCTCAGACTACTTTTACTATTTATCGTAAGTTGGCAGAGCGTTCGTATCGTCCCTTGGTTTGGCCCGCCAGATACCCAAGAGGAAAAAACATCACACAGTACGAAGGATTACTAGCTCCAGATTTACAGTCAGATATAGATAATGGAGCGGAAGAGTGGGCTCCTACAGATGATAGGTTTACTCATGAAGACCTACTCGAAAGAGAGTCAAGCATGGGTCGTAGTAACTATATGCTACAGTTTCAACTCGACACAAGTTTATCAGATGCAGAAAAATTCCCTCTTAAAATGGCTGATCTCATTGTTACTAGCGTTAATCCTAGTAATGCACCCGAGAATATCATATGGTGCTCCGATCCAGCCAATGTTATTAGAGACGCCCCAACAGTTGGATTACCGGGAGACTATTTCTATTCACCTATGCAAATGCAGGGAGAGTGGTCTGAGTTTGACGAAACCATTTGTAGCGTGGATCCATCCGGTAGGGGTACAGACGAAACAGCGGCTTGTTATATATCCCAAAAAAACGGAATCCTCTATCTGCATGAAGTGCGAGCATACAGAGACGGGTACAGTGATAATACCTTGCTCGACATCCTTGCAGGGTGTAAAAAGTACAATGTTACAAGCTTGGTTATCGAAACAAACTTCGGAGATGGAATCGTAAGTGAATTATTTAAAAAACATCTTATTCAAACAAGACAAAACATCAATATTGAAGAAATTAGGGCTAATGTCAGGAAAGAAGACAGGATCATTGATAGTCTTGAGCCTGTGCTTAACCAACACCGTCTTGTTGTTGATCGGGCTGTCATTGATTGGGACTATTCCTCCAACAAAGACTGTGCACCTGAAAGTAGGCTCTTATATATGCTCTTTTACCAAATGAGCCGTATGTGTAGACAAAAAGGAGCTGTAAAACATGACGATAGACTTGATGCACTAGCTCAAGGTATCAAATACTTTACAGATGCCTTACATATCAGTGCATTAGACCAAATAAGAGACAGAAAGCAAGAAGAGTTCGAGAATATGCTAGCAGAGTTCTTAGATGACCCTCAAGCCAGTGCAAATCACATGGTATTGGGTATGTCACTAGAACAACGTGAGCAAGCTCGAGGAATAGACACAGGTGAAAGCTCAGTACCTAACTGGCGTTGAGCGATCACGCACTTATACAGGGGAGGAGAAGGGTGGACTCAGCCCCTGTAACCCAATATCCTATGAATGGATATACCTAATAGACCTCCACTAACTAACAACCATGAGAATATTCGCAGCTATAGAGCGTATATTACTGGATAGATGGAGCAAGATGAAGATAGCACTTAAGATTAACAAGTGGCCTTTGTTAAACTACAAGGAACAGCAATTACAGCTCAAAAAACAATACCTAGAAGACTTACTGGGTAAAAAATGACATAAATTTGGGAAGTCGGTATACGAGGTGTACAGGTCTCAGATTTCCCCAATGGGTCTTGCTATACTACAGAGATTGAGTCTCAGCGAGACGCACGATTCCCTTGAGACTCGGAGCAACAAGGACGCTATTATGAGTCACACGGCTGGACATGTCAAGTGCGGGCTGCCGATCACACTCATACCGCAACATGGACGCATCTTAAGACTGGACTAATGAGTCGCCATCTGTTGGCATCGCAGTCTTAGACCAGTATCATACTGTATTAGACTAAGACTCACAATCATGTGCGACTCAAATGG